CACCGAATGAAGGGTGTGGACGACGAACTGGAGTTTGACGACTTTGGGGGTTACTTCGTCTTGTACGTGGTGGGCCCCCTAGTCCAATCTCTCCAAGAGTCGGGCGCAGTCTCGCTCGTTGTGGAAATGCGTGGTGCGTTTCAGTTCGCTCAGGTTGCTCAACTTGATGCAGGCCCCGGACCAACACCAGGCAGGAATGGCCCTCTCCAATCCTCCACCCAAGATATCTTTCACCAACTTGGCTGTGATGATATGGATGGTCATGCCAAAGGAGTGGGTTTCGTCATCTGCTCCACAACAACACAAAATATTCATATGGGCTACACTCACGCAAACGGTATCGGCAACGATCCATGGAACTTCGATTCGCGAAGCAACATACACCCGGTGTTCCTCAAACGTAGACAGCAAGTGCTCACTAGCAGCAAAGAAGTCAGCGTCGTCGGTCGATGTAGAATCTTGCCACCGCACGACACCACCTGGGACAGCTCACCTCGCACAGATCTTCTTGAGGATAAAGACGACCTGTTTCCAGTGTGTGGAGTGCCAAACGGCTTCTTCTGCTCATACTCAAAGACGTTCTCGCCGAACTCTCTCAGCACGCCGATGTTCAATGGTCGCTTTTACGTCGCAACTGGCGAAAGTGACATCCGTGTTACTCTCAAAGGTGAAGAAGGCGGCCCATATAAAAGCATGGACGAAGTCTTCTCGGGCGCGTACTCGGTCAGCTCATACAACACCGGCATATCACCGCCATTTGACCCACCCGCTCATGAAGTGGTTAACGCCAAACAAGATCTCTTCAACCCGCTAGCCAACGAATCCATCGTGCTCTTCGGCAACTTTGAGTCGTATACGTGGAACTTGCAGACTTACCAGATGTCTCTCGATCTCGCCAAAGCCAAGGGCGACAGAACAACGTCGTACCTATACCGAGTCTTCTCATCTGACACGGTTGGCCCAATCATGCTCCTTCGACTCCATCCATCGGGCATGTTCACAACATATGGCACAAAGACACTCTCGGTCGTTCTCAAGCCTGGAGCTACAGTCTGGCTCGACTACCTCGGCCCTCTGCCAATGACTTCTGCCCTTCCGGCACGTGACAAGATCTCGACCAGAACAGTTAAGTTCTGGAACTCTCTTTCTCGAGCACCAACGAAAATGCACTCTCTCTATCAAGAGGAACGCTAAAATACTCACGACTTGCGCTTTCTTTCGTAATATTTGTTAGAAAC